TCACCACACGATACTGGTGGGGTTGGCGGCGATGCGCGCGAGCAGGTTGCCCAGCGGCTCGGCCTGCGCGCCCTCCGCGATGGGCGCGAGCAGCGTGCTGCCGGTATCGATCAGTTCGATGCGGATGACGTCGATACCGTTGCTGGCGTAGGCGATGTGCTTGCGGCCGTCGATGCGGCGCATGAGCGCGTGCGGCGTGCGTGCGCGCAGGACTTCGCGTCGCCATGCGTGCCGGCCGCGCTGGCCGGGGACGCGCACCAGCAGGGAGGCGAGGAAGAATTCCTTGACGCGCTTGGGCTTGCGGGAGGGGGTGGTGTTCATGCGGGTCGATGTCCGTGTCGGGGTGAGCATGAACGCGCTGTGCGCGAGGGAAGCCAAGCGCGTCCTGCCGCGTTACGAGAGTCGTGTTCAGCCGCCGGAAGCATTGCGTTTCTTGCCCTTGCGGCCCTGCTCGGTGCCGGCGCGGTAGGCCGCTTCCAGCGCATCTCGCAGTTCCAGTACCGAGACTTCGTGGAAGTCCAAGCTGTCGCGATGACGCGATTCCAGCGTTTCGATCCGCAGGTGGCGCTGGGCGATGTCGGTCAGGAGTGTGTCGAGAGGGTTCATGTCGTTGCGTCGATGGTGTGGAGGTGCTGCATGAACGCGCTGTTCGGGAAAGAAGCGAAGTCGAATTGGCTTCCTTTTTTTCGGATTTCGGTTATCCGAGGCGCGCGACGTAGCGAGCGTAGTCGCCACCCGAGGGATCGACGTAGAGGTAGGGGCGACCGGGTGCGTGGACTTCGACACAGAGCACGCCGTCGGCGATGTTGCCGCCCTTGCCCCGCAACCAGTCTCGAGCGAGGTAGAGGTGTCGCGCGAAGGTGTCGAACTCGGTGGGTGTCATTTCGACCGTTTCGGTGATGTAGATGCGCGCGTTGCCGCTGGCGCACATTTCTTCGAGGCTCTCGGGCTTGCGAGCGAAGGGCAGACGCACGCCGAGTTCTTCGACGTGCAGCGTTTCGTCGCCGAACTTCAGTGTGCGGGGCGTTCGTTCGATGATCAGGGTCATGGTGGGCATGGGATGTCCTGTGGGTAGGCGTCGGTCATTCGACGCGACCATGAACGCGCTGTGCGCTTCAGAAGCCAAGCAGAGTTCGATGTCGCGCTGCGACATCGAGACACCTGTCGTACAGGCTTCAAACAGTCGTTGACTTCGCGCCTGGATTACGCCAATCGGCGCAGGCTGACGCGCTCGATGCGACCGGCGAACGCGGCGTCGGCGGCGATGCGCAGCGCGGTGTGCGCGTTCGCGGTGATCGTGTCGACGAAGGTGCCGTTCGCGTTGCGCGTCGCGCCATCGAGGGGTGCGACGCCCGCGAGGCCGACGCGCACCGAACCCGCCGTGACCTGGGACAACACCAGTTCGATGCGATACAGCGCGCCATCGACGAACGCGAACGGCTGCGTGAGATCGGAGGCGGTACCGGCGACCTTGACCGCGGCGCTTCCGGCGATCGACCAGCCGGCGCCGAGCGTCCATGCGGCCTGGGTGTCGAAGTCCGCATTCGCGAGCTTCTCGCCGCATTCGCAGGCGATCGTCCGGACGTGCCGCTGGCGGGACACAAGTACGCCGCGGCGACTGTCGACCTCGACGCGGACGGTGCCGTCGTTGGCCAGCAGCACCTCGACCGTATGACTCGTCCCGACGATGCCCGTCGTCTCGTTCAGCACCGCCCCGCTCAGCGCGTGAAGGACGCGCACGGTCGTCGTCGTGCCCGGCTCCGGGCCGATGCTGCCGGCCTCATGCTCGATCAGGCGATCGCCCTGCAGCACGCGATCGCGGTGCGCCCAGGCAAGGTCGAATCGCGCGAACGCCGCCTGCGGCCACGCAGCGCCGTTGATCCGCAACCGGCCCGGCGGATAGGGCCGGGCGTGGCGCGCGTCGAGTCGCACCTGCGCGATGGGCGCGAGCGCGGGATCGAGTGTGCCCTGTTGCGTGCGCGTGAGCAGTTTCGCCTGGACGGTGTCCCCGGCGAGGTATTCGGTCGGATCGGCGCCGACATAGGTGTCCGTGAACCACACCCGCGCACCCGCCGCGTGCGGCGTCGGCACGGTATCGACGCAGCCGCGTGCGAGCGTGAGCGTGCCGGCGATGGGATCGATGGCATCGATCCGCACCAGTTCCTCGTCGATCAACGCCTCGCTGCCGACGGCGACCAGATCCAGATCGCGCGTGTCCGCCAGCGTCGCGACCGTGTCGGTCGGCCCCAGCGCGCCCGCGAGGGTCGCCGTGGCCGAGAAGTCCCCGCCCGCGACCTCGACGAAGTCGCCCGCGCCGGTGCGCGTGGTCAGCGTGTAGCCGTAGGCCGGCCCGTTCGGCCGCGCACCGAGCGCGACCACAAAGCCGGCATCGTCCTCGACCTGCACCAGATCAGCCGGACGCAAGCGGCCGGCGAGATCGCGATACGTCGCCTCGACCAGGCGCTGTGCCGGCACCGGCCGCGGGCGCGTGTCCGGCGGTGTCCACGGTCCGATCACCGGCCGCAGATAGGTGGTCGCGGCCATGCCGTCGATGTCCTGCACCAGCGTGAGTGCGAGCGCGCCATCGGTGCGCGTGCCCTCGTCCACTTCCAGCACCCGCACCGGCATGCGCTGCGCGCCCTTGCGCCGCCAGGACAGCGCGAGCACGTCGCCGCGTTTCACGCCCCACCAGCGGCGATCGACGGTGAGTTTGATCCGCTGCAGCAGGCTGCTGGCGGCGGCAGTCTCGCGCGCGGCGACGCGCTCGCACAGGGTGCGGTTCCACAGACCGGGCAGCGTGCGCCGGTCGGCGACGACGCGGCCCTGCGCCTGGACGTTCGCCATGTTCTGGAAGGTCGCGGCGAGTTCGAGATTCGTGACGCAATCGCGCCCGATCACCGTCACCTCGTTCACCGAACCATCGAGCAGCGGCGTCTGCCAGCTCTCCAGCGCGAGCACGCTGGTCTCGTCGAGCAGCGGTAAGGTCGCGACGTCGTAATCCGGCCGGAACAACCGATAGACGAACTGGCCGCGCATCGGATCGAACGCCCACAGCCCACCGACGTGGGTGTTCACCGTCTGCAGGAAATTCCCGATCGAGTCCCCGCGTCGCCACCCCAGACACAGCCCGAACTGTTCGTCGTGCAACTGCTCAGCCGCGCGCAAAAAACTCTCCCCATCGATCAGGGCGGGATCGAGGCCGCAGCCCCACACCGTGTCGGTCAGGCACTGGTAGTGGATGTGCGCCGCGTTCATGCCGCGACCGATGCGCGCGAGCTGCGGCTGCCACACCGGCGTCGACCAGCCCTGCACGAAGCGCCCCCAGCGCTTGGCCCAGAGCTTCAGGTAGGGGTTCATCGCCCCGACCATTCCGCGGTACAGCGTGGTGCAGAGCCCGCGCGCGGCGGGCCACGGTCCCGGCACCTGCTGCTGCAGGTAGGGCACCGGCAGCTGGTCCGGCTCGCCCATGCGGATCTGCAGCGTGCCGACGAGCCCGCCTTCCTTCTTGTCGCCGCCGAACAGTTGCGGCAGGTTGATCGCCAGGGTGCCGCTGCCGGCGCGTTCGCCCTCGAACACGGTCTGGCCGCCGACTTTCACGCCTGCGAGGTAATCGTTCGGGCCGATCGACTCGCCCATGTAGAGGTACATGAAATGGCGATAGCCGATCGTCGGCTTGCTCGATTTACCCACGGCGGCGGCTCCACGCGCGCAGGCGCTGCGCGAGGCTTCGATGCGGCGGCGAGACGACGATCGGGCGCAGCGTCGGGATCATGATCGGACGTCGCCGCCAGCGCCCGCGCACGAGCGCGCGCAGATCCAGGCCCCACAGCGCGTGGAAGACGCCCGCCGCGATGCCGAAGGCGCCGAACGGGCGTTCGCCCGTCACCCACAGCCAGCCCCCGGAGAGGATCGAGACCACGCAGGCGCACACGACCCAGCCGCGATAGATCGACTCACGTCGCATCGCGCACTTCCGCGTTGCCATCGGCTCGCTCTGCTCGCGCGATCTCGATCACGCGGACGACGAAGGGATCGTCGTGCAGGTGGGGGTGGTCGTCGACAACGATCCCGTCCTCGCATAAGAGACGAAGATCGATGCCGTGCTGGCGGCACCATGCCCGAATGCCAGGCGTACAGAGTGGCCCACCGGCCGGATCGATCGCGCGCACGTGCCGAAGGTGAATGCGCAGGCCGCGATTGGAGGGCATGCCGTTCCATGGCATGGTCACTTCCCGCCGCTGGCCTTGATCGGCGTGGTGCGCAGGTCGCCGTAGGCAAGAACGTTGGGATCGTCCACCCACACCTCGCCGAAGATCACCATGACCTCGCGGCCTTCTTCGGCGGTCGGCACCGAGAAATCGGCGAGCGACGGCGGCTTGGTCGATTGCGGCTTGGGCCGCATCGCGATGCTGATGGCGATGGAGAGAATCAGCACGAAGACGTAGACCCACATCGTGGACGGGTTCCTGGTGTGCGAGGTACGGAGTGCGAGGTACGCGGTGCGGGACGCGCGCAGCCGCACTCCGGCGCGGTGGCGCCGGGCGGTGCGTGGGGAGGGGGAATTCAGAAGACCGGATCGCTGCCGAAGGGATTGCGCATGCCCTTCAAGGTCGGCTGACCGCCGTAGTTCAGTTCGTTGCGGAATTTGGGGCAGCCGTTCGGCCCGAGCGTGCGATCGCAGCCGGGGAACGCGACGACGCGCGCATCCGGCGCGAGCGCGGCCGGGGTGAGCAGGCGCAGGGTGGCGCCGACGTGGCTGACCACGAAACGGCGTTCGACGCCGAGCGTCGCCGTCCACTGCAGCACGCCGCCGTCGAAGTGGCCGTCGTCGAATGCATCGAACGCGGCCGAGGCGACGGTGTAGCCGGTCGCATCGCTGAGGACGGCCGGCACCGCGTGCGCGTCCGGATCGGCATTGCACAACCCCAACCCCTGGCTGTAGAGCACCAGCGGACAGTTCGACTGCCAGCTGCGGCGCAGGCCGAGGGTCTCGACCGCGGCGGCGAGCGACTCGCAGCGCAGCTTGGCGACGCTGTGGGTTTCGTCCAGATTGGCGACGTGCCCGGTCCAGCCCAGGCGCACCTGACCGTCGCGCACCCGCACCCGCTTGAGATCCAGGCGCAGGCGCAGGCCCGGCGGCACCGGGCGGAACAGGTTCAGCAACGGCAGGTCGAGCGGTGCGGTGATCTGCAGCGCGTTTTTCGCATCCTCCGCCGACTGCACGATCTTCTCGCGCGTCAGCGTGATCGGGGCGTAACGCTGGCCTTCGACGATCGCTTCGCGTTTGGCGTCGGTGTAGCGCCAGTGGTGCAGTCCGATCGAGAAGTCGTACAGCTCGATCTCGCGCGAGAGCAGGCCCATGCGTGCGGACTCAGGGTTCTTCCGCCGGAATCCCGGCGAAGGACACCGCGCAGTCGAGCAGACCGTCGCTGTCGGCGTGGTGGCGCAGCTCGACCGTATCGCCCGCGAGTGTGACCAGCGCCAGCCAGCACACCAGACGCACCCGTTCGGGTGTGATCGTTCGACCCAATGCCGCATCCAGTCGCAGGCGTTCGGCGAGTTCGCCGTTGGCGAGCGCGAGTTCGCTCGACGCTTCGATCGCGCGATAAAACACAGTCCCATCGGTGAGTTCGATGCGAACGTGGCGACGGCCCGCCTGCTGGCGCAGACTGCGACTGACGCCGCAGGCCGCAACGGTGAGCGTGAGCGCGGTCTCGCCGATCGTCTCGATCACGTCGAGATCGTCGGTCCGGGTTGGCAACCACAGCGCCTCCGCCCGCCCCTGCAGGCCATAGAGCAGGCCGCGGTGCGCGGCGCGTTCGGCGCGGCCGACCAGCCGCCACGCATGCGACTGCGTGGTCCACACCAGGCCCGACGCATCGTCGACCTGCGTGCGGCCGACGTCACCATCGAGCAGATCGAAGCGACGGGCCAGAATCGCGCTCGGGTCACGGGTTTCGTCGGGGCGATGTTCGAGCACGGGGAACCCGCGATAGCGCGTCGCCGGCAGCGCAGGCGGCCAGTCGCAGGGTTCGGTCGCCTCGAAGCGCAGTTGCGTGGACACCAGCCGATCGGTGTGGCGCCGCAGCTCCGGTGCGTCGGTCAGGCGCGCGGTGCGACAGGGCATCAGGCGCGTACCGAGCGGCCACGCGCGGCGCGTCGGTGCGCTCAGCGCGATCCGACCGTTCGCGATCTGGGCGACTTCGACCAATTCGTAGGTCGCCACGTCGCGCCAGAGCATGGCGAGGCTGCCGACCGCGAAGTCCAAGCCGGTGGCGTCGACCGGGATCGCCATCGCGCCCGCCGCCAGCGGCGCACCGAGCCGCCGCGTATCGACGAACACCGGTAGCGCCCACACGCGCGCTGTCCAATCGAACAGTGCGTTCTCGACCCAGCGCCGCTCGCGCCGATCGGCGAGCACCGCGAACTCCCACGACCGATGCGGCGCCTCGCGCAGCGGCGTGCGGGTGACGGTGCCGGCGATGGCGATCTGGACATCGGTGAGCCAGGCGAGCGTTTCGGTCAGCGGCTCGGACCAGTTGGGCGGCAGCGTCCACGCCTGCAGGCGCAGGCCGTCGATCCGGATCGACCACGTCGCGCCGTCCGCGAAGGACAGCACCGCGACCGCGTCGATCACCGGCGGGCCGTCGAGGCCCACGGTGAGGGTCAGCACCCGCTCCTGCAGCGGACGCAGCGCCAGCGGCAACGCCCCCGGCGCGGCGAGCGTGCTGCCGGCATCGCCCTCCAGGCGCAGCGCGGTCAGCGTCTGCGGGATCGTGCGCCAGGCATTCCACACCGCGACCTCGCGGGTCAGCTCGGAGACGACGTTGCCCAGCGACAGCGCCGTCGGCAGGACGTGGACGCGGTCGAACAGATCCTCCGCGAACCGGTGCGCGAGGCGTCCGGTCGCGGGCCAGCGCAGCGCGGCCGGCGCCCGAAACACCCCTGCCCACGCGACGATGCCCTCGCGGCGGTACGCGGCCGGGGCGAACGCCCCCTCGCCGAGCGCGTTCAGTTCGATCGAAAGCATCGGGTTCGCCGCGCCGAACGCCCGCGGCGTCGGCGCGATGCCGATCAGTCCGGCCATCAGAGCGTGTCCCGCAGCGCGACGCCGAAGGTGCCGGAATGCTGTGCGCCGATCGGCCAGCCGGCGCCATTGCGCTGCACCGGGTGAACCGCGTGCAACGGATACGCCCACCAGCGTTCGGGGCCGTAGAGCAGCGGTTGGCTCAGATCGAGGTGATCGAGCCGGCAGTAACGCGCGTGCGCGAAGGTGGCGACGATGGTCTGCCCTTGCGCCTGGCGCGCGAGCAGCACGTCGATCGGCAGCAGCACGGTCGCCTGATTGAAGGTGGATGGCAGCGCGTGCAGCAGGCCGGCCTTGTGCGAGACGCCGAGCAACTCGCCCGGCGCGCCGCCGTTGGCGGTGCGCCAGCCCGCCGCACCTTCGAGGCCGCAGTGGATGAAACTGCTGTGATAGCTGCCGGCCGTGCTGGCGAAGAAGAAACCGAGCCCGAGTCCGTCGTAGGGCAACGCACCGAGATCCGTGCCGCTGTTGGCGGCGATGAACACGCGACAGGTCGCGGACGTCCCGACGACGTCGCCGCGGAACGCCCCGCTGCACCACAGGCCGGTGCCGCCGATCTGCGGCATCGACGACACGCCCCAGTTGAGATGCTGGTGGCGATCGACGTTGTAGCGCAGGACCACGTAGATTTCGTCCGGCGCGTCGAACGCGTGCAGCACGTAGACGGCCGGCCACTGGATCGGCGCATTGGTGAAGGACAACAGCTTCGCCGACTGCGGGCAGGCGCCGGTGAGCGCCGCACCGGCCTGGCCGGTGCCCGCCTGCAGGCGCAGTTCGGTCGCCGTAGCGGTCAGTTGCACGAAGGCGACGCCCTTGCTGAGGATGCCGCTCGCGAGCGTCCAGCCGCGCGCGGCAAGCGTCGTCTCGATGGCGGCCTTCAGGGCCGCGAAACTCGCGACCTGTCCGGTGAACGTCGCCATCAGGCCATCTCCACCGCGACGTAGTCGCGCCAGGTCGTGCGCGCACCGTCCTGCAGCACCACGAAGGCGCGCCCGTTCACGGCGCGGATCGCATCGACCGCCTGGCGAACGCTCATGCCCGTTTGATCGATGATCGCGCTGCCTTCGAGCTGCAGCACGTTCTCGGAGGCGTTGTTGTAGCCGGAGACCATGCTCACACCATCGAGCACGCCATAGAGATTGCCACTGCTGGGATAGGCGCGCGCGTCGTTGTCGTAGGCGCCGAATTGCATCTCGTACAGTTCGAGCGGCTGCGGCTGGTGCAGCGTGCCGGCCGGCACCAGGCAGCGATAACCGCTGCCATTGCGACCCACGTACTCGCCGGCCAGACCGGCATAGGTGGTCTCGGTGCCCTGACCGTTGCCGAAGGGCGAGATCTGCACCTTCTTCCAGGTCCCGCCGGCATCGCGCAAGGACAGGAACCCGTCGTTGTAGCCGGCCTCGCTGCTGCCGCGGCGTCCCTTGTACGGGAACCAGTGCAGATCGCTGTAGCGTCGCGCATCGCGGCCGTCGAAATGCCCCGCCACGATCAGCGGCGACGGAAACTCCTTCGGCCGGGCATACGCGAGCGCCTTGCCGACGTAGACGTGCGCGTAGATCGGCGAACCGACCTTGAGGGCGCCGACGATGCGACGCGGATTGGCGGTCAGGAAGTAGCTGACCGCCTGGTTGTGACAGGGCACGCCGCTGGTCTTGATCGCGGGCTGCGCCTCGAACGGCGCGGCCGGCACGTAGCCCACCATCGTCGCGGCGAGCAGGTTGTAGTAATCGGCGGCGACGTTCTGGTACGCCTTGAAGCCGACCGTGATCTCCTCCTCGCCGGTCGTGCCGGTCGAACGCAGGATCAGTTCGCGTTCGGGAATCGAGGTGTCGTAACGCAGCGTCGTCCAGCCGGCACTCTCGGCGAGCGCGCGCAGGACATCGAGCAGTTGCAGGTGGGCGTCCGGGCCTGCGCCCCTGACCACGGTGTCGATCGCATACGCCATCAGCCACCGATCCTTTGGCGCAAGAAGCTGCCGTTACGGTCGATCACGTTGAGAATGGTCTGCTCCAGGCCCCGGCTCTGCGCCATCGACTCGGCGAGCGCATCGGTGTTGATCGCATTGATCAGGCGCAGATTGAGTTGTGGGTTCAGCCCCGCTGCCGCGCGCGCCAGGCCGCCTTCGGCGAAGTTGACGCGCGGTGCGCGCGGCAGCGACACGGCGGGCGGCGGCGCACCTGCGAAGCGGCGCGCGTGCGAAGCCTCCAGCGCGGGCATGCCGCGGCGATTGAAGTCCTCCAGAAACGCCAACGCCCCCGGCTGGCGCACGACGGCGGCGCGGGTCACGAACTCGAAATCCGACAACCACGCCGGGATGCTGTCGGAGGTCGCCGTGCCGGGTCCGCGCACATGGCCGCCGGTGGCGTACCCGCCTCCGCCGTTGAAGGTCGCCTGCGCGATCAGTCCGGCGATGGTCGCGCCCTGCGCGATGGCGCCCGCGATGAACGGAATGTTCTGCGGAAAACCGACCTTGCTCGCTTCGGCCACGTTGTTGGCGAGCGCGAGCGCCGCCTGCGCGATGGCAAACGCCTTCGACAGCGCGAACAAGGCGCGGTAGGTCGCGCTCTGTTCGCCACCGAAGGATTTGGCGATGTCGGCGAGCTGACCGAAGGTCGCGGAGGCACCGGCGAGCAGCACCTGCGTCTGCGCCGATTGCAGTTGCGCGAGCGCGGCCTGGTGCTGGCGCTCGATCGTCTCTTCCTGCGCGTCCCACTGCGCGTTGAGGTCCGATCGTTGGGAGCGAAACTGCGTGAGGAGCGCGAGTTGTTCGGTGTACCACGCCTGCAGCCGCACGCGCGACTGTTCGATTTGCGCCAGCTCGCCGCCGGTCTCGCCAAGGTCCGGCGCGGCGCCGGGCACGGCGTCGGGTTTACGGAACGAGGTCTGCGCCACGCGCGCCATCGCCGCATCGAACGCCGCCTTGGTCGCGATGCCGGCGCGTAGTGCGTCATTCAGCACCTTGACCTGTTCGATCGCCGTGCCCAGCGCGACTTCGGCTGGCGTGCGCAGACCGTCGCGCAACGTCTCGTAGGCGCGGGTGGTCTTCTCGATCTCGGCCTTGCGCTCGCGCTCGGCCTCTGCGGTGGCGCGCGCCTTGTCGAGGGCTTCGGCCTCGAGGAGCAATTGCGCCTTGAGCGCGGGCGCGAGGGTTTTGAGTGCGCCCTGCGTGGTCTCGTAGCGGATGCGCGCGGCCTCGCCGGCACGGGTCTGGCCGGCTTCGACCTCGCCGAGCAGGGCGACTTCGCGGCGCAGGGACTCCAGTTCGCGCTCGGCGGCCTCGCGGGCGCGGTCGGCGTCGGTCGCCTTCGGCTTCGGGGCGCGCGGCCCCTTCGGCGCCTTGAACTGGTCGTCGATCTGCGCGCGCCGCGTCTTCTCGAACGCCGCGAGCGACACGCCTTCGACTTGCGTCACACCACCCGCGCGCAGCGCGGCGATATCGCGCTCCAGCTCGCGCAACTGCTGCGCCTTGGCGACCGCGCGATCCTGACCGAGCGCGGCCTGCGCGCGACCGAGGGCGTTGATCGCGTTCGTCTGCTTGGCCTGCGTCGCCGCCTGCGCATCGGCCTTCGCCTGTTCGGCGTTCGCCTCGCGCTGCAGGGTCGCCTGCTCCTGCCGCAGCGCGCGGATGCGCTGCTTCGTGTCCGCATCGACCTCGGCGCTGGCCAGCACCGCATCGAGCGAGTTGATCCCACCGAGTTCGCGCCACTCGTTGCCGATGCGATCGAGTTCGTCGGTGGTCTTCTTCAGCCGGAACGCCAGATCGTCGCGGCCGATGTTGCGGATCGTCTGCCAGACCCCGCCGATGACCTTGCCCAGCGCGATCCACGCGCGCTCGAGCGAGCCGGCGCGGGCGTAGGCCTCCTGCACTCGCTGCTCGTGGACTTGGGCGAACGTCTCGATCGCGAGGCGCGCCGCATCGTGCGCGCGCCCCTGCGCTTCGAGCGCGCGCACATGCTGGTACACCTCGACCGAGAGGAAGCGGTACTGCTGGTTGAGTTCTAGCAGTTGCGCGGACGGCGCGCGCGCCAGCGCGATCACCTTCTGAGTGGTGTCCTCGATCGACGCGCCGGTGAGGGTCGAGAGATTGACCGCAGCACTCGCCGCGGCTTCGAGCGTGTCGCCTGCGACGGTGCCTGCGGCGGCCAGCGCAGTCAGTGCGGCCTCGGCGTTGCCGTACTCCCCGGTCGCGCCGCCGACGCTGTCCTTCACCACGCGCAGCTGGCCAGCGGTGGTCGCAGCGGCATTGCCGCTGGCGATCAGCGCACGTTCGTAGGCCAGCGTCTCGCGGTAGCCGGACACCGCCGCGACGGCGACAGTGCCGATGACCGCCGCGACCAGGGCGAGGCCCGCGACTATCGGCGTGATCGCACCGAGCAGCGCGCGGGCCGCGGGCACGATGCCGCCGAAGGAGTCCTTCAACTGACCGCCCTGCTGGATCGCGACCAGCCACGGTTTCTGACCACCGGCCAGCGAGGTGAAGATATCGGTGATCTGCGCCGGCAGCTGGCGCATCGCCTGCCGGGTCTGTCCGACGGAGATTCCGTACTGGTCCACGGCCCGGCGACCGACGTCGGTCGCACGCGCGGCGGTGGCGGTCGCAGTGGCGAGCCCGGTGCGGGTCGTCGCCAGGCGCGCCTCCAGCGCGTCGGCGCGGCGGTTGATCTCCAGCATCCGCAGTTCGGCGTCGCGGCGCAGCGCCTGGGCCTGACCCAGGGCGGCGGTACGCTCGGCCGGTGTGCGCAACTGCTCCGGCGTCGCCGCGCTGAATACGGCGGTGGACGCGGCGCGCCGCTCGGCGATGCGCGCCTGCTCGGTCGCCTGCTGGCGCAGGGCGGCGGCGTTGCGGGCCGCGGCGTCGGCCTCCAGGCGCGTGCGTCGCTCGACCTCGGCGGTGATCGCGCGCTGCGCGGCGAGCACGGGCGCCGCCTGCGCATCAACGGTCACCGCCCGGCCGGCGGCGCGCACCTGACCGAGCGCACGGTCGACCTGGACCAGCGCCGTCTGCAGCCGGCCGAGACTGGTCTCGGCCTGCGCCGAGTCGCCGCGAACCTTGAAGTTGAGGACGAAATCCTGATTCATGGAACCTAGTTCACGAACGGCCGCGCAGGGCCTTCACGCGCGCCTCGGCCGCCTCCCCGCCCCACACGGCGGTCGCCACGTCCTCGATGAAGTCCGCGCGGCGGTGGCGTTCGCCACGGTCGACGGCCTCGAAGGTCGCGAGGAGCTGGCGCTCGGTCATACGGCCGAGTCGGGCAAGGTCGCCGTAGCCGGCGGCGGCGAGTCGGGCGAAGAGATCGCCCCAGCGGAGGCGCCGGCCGCGAGCAGCTGGGCCTCGCGCAGCTGTGCCTCGCGAAGTTCCGCCAGCACCTCGCGCACGAAAAAAGCCGCGTTCACCGCGAACCAGGTCGCGAGGTACAGCTCCAGTTCGTCCGGCGGCAGTGCTTCGAGCCAGGCGACCTCGACATCGCCGGCCTGCGCCGCGATCGTCGGGATCACCGCACGGTGGCGGCCGAACAGACGGCGCACCTGCGCGTACCGCAGCGCGCCGTCGTCGCTCGCAGCGATCAGATCGGCGATGAAGGCGGCGGCGCGATCGGCGACGTCCAGACCCTCGAAGAAGCCGTACTCGCGCAGGGTGATCGTGCGACCGCCGAGCACGAGCGTGCGATCCGGATGCAGGATCGCGAGATCGTCCGCGGCGGCGGTCTCGGGCGCAGGCGCGTCGGGCAGTTTCGTGGCCATCAGACCGCCTCCGGCAGATCGAGCCGGCCGAAGCCGCCGAGCAGCGGGTCGGCCGCCGCTTCGGCGTCGAACAGCACCGAGGCGGTCAGCTCGAACTGGCCGAACGATTCGTGGATCAGGCCGAGGTTGCTCACCGGATTGAACTGCACCCGGTACAGGCGCACCTGCACCGGCGCGTTGTCGATCGAGTTGGTGCCGTCCAGATACAGGAAGCGTTCGGGCGCCGAGGTGGTGAGCATCGCCACGCTGGTGCGTGCGCCATAGCGGTAGGCCGCGCGCAGCGGTTGGACGAACGCCGCGAGGTTGAGCAGCTTGATCAGGCCCGCGCGGATGCTCTCGATCCGGTAGTGGGTGTTCGCCACCAGCGTCGCGGGTGCGGCATTACCGTCGGTGAGGACGAACTGGCTGATGGTGGTGTGATCGAGCGCGATCACATCGTTCGCCGCGAGCCCGGCCGGGAACGCTTCGCCCGTCACCGTGCCGGCGGCGATCAACGCCTTGCTCGCGTAGAGGCCGAGCAGCAGGTTGTCGATGTCGGCCCAGTTGATCGCGACGGTAAGTTCGGCCTCCTTGCCCTTCTGCAGCACGGCCGAGGTCAGGCGGTTGCCCGAGTACGACTCCTTGCGGGTCTCGGTCTCGGTCTTGAGGGTCAGATCGCATTTGGGGGCATCGCCCACCCAGCGCAGCGCGCCCGGCCGGCCGCCGGACAGGCGGTTGCCCAGATAGAGTTTTCCCTGGAACGAAAAGTCCTGCATTACGCGCTCCTGGCCGTCGCGTCGACGGCCGGTTCGGTGGAGGAAAGATCGACCGCGACGCGCGCGCGGCGGTCATGGCGTGGCGAGATCGCCTCGGCCGCCGACGCTTCGCTTCCCGCCCCATCGGCGACGGCAACGGTGGCGTCGGCGTCGGACGCGATCGGTGCGTCCGTGAGCGCGGGCGGCGGCGTGGTCAGACCCCACGCCTCGAGCACGGCGGCATCGGCGTCGTTGACGGTGAGTTCGAGGCCTTCGGGCGGCGGGTCGTAGGCGATGCCTTCGTGGGTGTGCGGGTGGTACAGGCGGATGCTTTTCATGTGCGTGGTGCGTTGGGGGAAGACGGGACGGACGCCCCGGCGGCGAGCCGCAGGAGACGTTCGGATTCGGTGGCGAGCACGCCGCGGGCGTAATCGACCAACCGCTCGGGGCGGCGGCCCTTGGCGAGCATTTGCGCGGCGGTGGCGCCGTACTCGGCGACCAGCGGTTGACGCTGTTTGCCGGCATACCGGCCCTGCTGCATCGGGCGTTTGGGGCCTTCGCGGCGGAACACCTGCGCGTTGCGATTCACGCCCACGCCGAGGAAGGCGTGTTCGCGCAGGCTGCGTTTGCCGCGAAAAACGGCGGCGGTGACACCGCGCGCCGTCTGGCGTGCCGCGAAATTCCGCAGACCGATGCCGCGGAAGCGCCCCACCAGGCGCACGCCCTCGTCGGTGGTGCGCGATGACAGGTCTTGCGTGAGACGGCGCGCGCCGATCTGGTACTCGGCCTGGATGTCGCGGCGGGCCTGCACCGGCAGACGCCGCGCCAAGGTGCCGATGGCGCGCGTGTGCAGGGTCGGCAGGTGCGAGGCCAGCGCGCTCAGGTTGCGGGAGGCGGCCAGCAGGCCGTCGAGATCGGCGTGCAGCGCGAACGCGCCGCCGGACGGGGGGCGGCCGGTACTCACGGCCGCCCCGTCATGTTATTGTGCATACGACGTTAGTACCTTTCTGGAGCCTTGGCCATGACCAAAGCCACCGTGTTCACGTTGAAGCTCGAAGCGGAACTGCGCGATGCCTTCATGGCGGCGACCGAAGCCGAGCACCGACCGGCCTCCCAAGTCGTCCGCGAACTTATGCGCGAGTACGTCCGCAGCCGGCAGCAACGCCAGGCATACGAGGCCTTCGTGCAGGACAAGGTCAAACTCGCCCGCGCGCAGATCGCCGAAGGTCGGCATGCCTCGGACGAGACCGTCGAGGCTGAGTTCGCGGCGCGCCGCGATGCCGTGCGGCGCCAGGCCGGCGCTTGAGCGTGAAGGTCCGCTGGAGCGACGCCGCCCGTCAGGATCGCCTCGCCATCTTCGAGACCGTTTGCGAAGACGCGCCGATGGCGGCGCTGGCGCTGGATGAACGTTTCGGCGAGGCCGCAGCGGCGCTGGCGCGATTTCCGATGATGGGCCGCGTCGGCCTCGTGCCGGGCACACGCGAGCTGATACCGCACGAAAACTACCGACTCGTGTATGAGGTCGACGAGACCGCGCAGATCATCTGGGTGCTGGCCCTGGTTCACGTTGCGCGGCTGTGGCCGCCGGCACAGCCCTGAGCCCACTGGCATCACTGTCGCCCTACCCGTCTATAGCGCGTTCCGAACAGCACCTGCCCCGCCATCGCCGCAATACCATCCGGCCGGTCGAGCAGCACCGATTCCTGGAACTGCAGCGGCAGCGCCAGCGGCGCCTGCGCGTAGCCGTCGAGCGCATCCTCGATGTCGGCGATCGTCTCGACGATGCGTTGCTGCGCGTTGTCGATCCGCACCGGCACCAGCGCCTCGACGACGAAGGTGAACCCACGCTCGCCCGCACTGCGCGCATCGTCGGGAAAGACCGAGGTCAACGGATACAGCGTCAGGCGCGGGGCATCGTTCGGATCGAACGGCGCCGGCTCCAGGCGCACATCGCGACCGGCGTCGGTGCGGTAGTCGTTCGCCCGACGCACCGTGCGCAGGCGCGTCTGCACCAACTCCAGGATCGCCCACCGGATCGGTGCGTTAACCATTGAGGACCGTTTCGGTCACGAAGCCGTCGTCGACGACGATGCGCTCGATCCGGAACCGTCCGCCGGGGACATGCAGGACATCGCCCGCACGCGGTCGCCACTCGGGATTGCGGAACTTCACGGTGGTGACGCGGGCGAAGCCCTGGCTGTAGTCGCCCAACTCGGCCACGTTGTAGGTGATCACCACGCGCACCGGCACCGGCGGCCGGCGACCCCGGCGCACGATGGCCGGCTCGCCGAAGACCGCGAACAGCGCGTCGTGCGCGGCCTCGAAGGCCGGATCGAGCGGACTGCTCACGCAAGATCCCGCGCGGCATACCGCAGGTTCTCGGCGGTCCGCCGCGTCCAGCCGCGACCGAACACTGCGAAACGGCCGTGCTCTGCATACAGGTCGAGACGCAGCGCGAGCAGCCGCTCGATCAGCGACGCTTCATCGGCCGAACGCAGGGCCGCGAGCGTCACCGGCCCGAGTTGCCCATCGATCCGCACGCCGACCAATCGCTGCAGCCAGCGCACCGTGCGGCCGACGCCGTGATTCACCGCGGCGTCGAACGCCTGGAATGCGAGTGCGGGCGGCAACGCATCGCCCTGCAGCGGCGTCCAGAAGTCGCGCCGGTACAGCGCGATCGCCTCCGTCCGCGTGAGCCGGCGGATGTCCAGGGTCGGATACGTGCGCTGGCTGATGCCCCAGCGCGTGCGACCGCCGGGATCGCGCGGATCGTCGGCATCGCCGCCCTCGTGGATCAGCACCCGGTCGATCGCGCGGACAAAGCGATCCCCGGCCGGCGGCATTGCCGCCCGCCCATCGTGTGTGGTCATGGGGATTCCTCAGTTGATCGAGAGCTTGACCAGCACGCTCGGCCGCAGGCACATCGGCAGCGGATTGGACTGCGTGTGCAGGTCGGTGCCGCGCTCGAACTTGCGCGCATCGAGCTTGGCGTACACCGGCCGGCCGAGCGTGTTGACCGTCTCGTTGAAGTCGGCCGGCGCGTTGTAGGTGCCGAAGGTGTTGAGGGTGCCGATCGGGAAGGCGTGCGCCTCGCCCGGCGCGATGAACCGGCGCACAGTGCCTTCCAGGTCCGACGCCTTGCCGCGGTACTCCTCGAACACCAGACCACCGAAGCTGAAGCCCTTGCGCACGTCGTTGATCAGCACCGCGCCCTGCTGCCACTGCGCGTAGGCGGTCTTGACGTCCTTGTGCGAGGTGAGCGCGGCGAAGAACTCCTGCGAGCACAGCACGCGCGCGCCGGTCATGAACTCGCCGAGCAGGCCCTCCTCGATCAGCGCCAGCGTTTCGATGCACTTCTGCTTGACGTCGGTGCCGTTGTTCGGGTTGTCGATCTGGAAGGGCACGTGCTGCTGCGCGATCCGGAACTCCTCGAACAGGTCGTAGAGCACGCTGCCGTCGGAGTCGAGGATCTGGCCCTTGAGCGCGCCCATGCGCAGGTGCTCCAGGGTGATCGCATGCTTGTTGCGCATGGTCTCCAGACGCTCGGCGATCACGCCCGCGACCGACTCCAGCTCGGTCTCTGAGCCGAAGGCGCGCAGGCCGGAGACTTCCTCGGGCAGGACCACGTCGTCGTGCGGAATGTGCGGCGCGACGAACGAGCGCACGCGGCGCTTGTCGTGCGCGGCGAGCGTGCCGGGCGAACCCGGCGGCCGGGTCGGCAGCAGTGTCAGCACGCCGGCCTTCTCCTCGACGAGGATCTGGCGCGAGCGCACCGGCTTCTCGGGGAACAGGTCCAGTTCCTGCAGCCGACCGTAGCGGTTCGGAATCAGGTTGATGGCAGCGGTGAGCGCGGCCATCGAGAACGCAGGGTTAGCGAAGGGATTCAGCATGGGAGGCGGCGACCTGGGGGAATTGACGGACGAGGACGCCGAGCGCCGCCAACTGCGCGAGGGCAGCAGCGGTCTGTTCGGCGGTGAGGGTGGGGGCGAAGACCAGCGCGCCGCCGAAGACGATCGCGTGACGCGAGACGATCACGCTGCGGCGGCGTTCGGTGGCCGTGGTGACGATCGCTTCGAGCAGGACACCGGCGGCGGTCTCGCGGCCGTCGTTCGCGGCGGGATCGAGGGCGACGATCTCGCGGGTCGCGGTGAGGCGACCGACGACCGCGCCGAGCGCGAGGGTCTGGCCCGCGGCGACGACGACTTCGTCGCGCGAGTACAGATTCGGGGCTTCGTACTTGAGCAGGTCGGCGAGGTTGACGGGTTCGTGCAGGACGGGCATGGCTCAGGCTCCTTGCGGGGTCGCCGACGCGATGCGCTTGCGCACCGCATCGAGGACGGGATTGGCGGCATTCGCCGCGTTCGTCGCGCCAGGCGTGCCGATAGCCGTGAGGTGCGAGGCGATCTCGACCTGGTCGGCACGGGCCTGGAGCAACACCTGGCGGACTTGGGCGGCGCTCATGCGCGCGGCGAGGAACTCGGTGGTGCGTTCGGGGCAACCGGCGAGCAGACACAGCTCGGCGATGGCGACGGCCTCGCCTTGCGGGTCGGGCGCAGGCGGCGCGACGGATGCGGTCGGCGTCGGCAGGGCGGCCGGCGCGGGCGCAGCAGGGGGCGTCGACGGCGCGGGCGCCGCCTCGGTGGGTGTGGTCATGGACAACTCCGTGGGGGGTGGAAGCGCAAGGCGCGCGGGACGTGCGAGCGGTGAGCGGGAATCAGGCGGACGCCCGCGCCCGAGGGCAGCGGCGAAATCCGCGAGCGTGGTGTCGAGCGACGCGACGCCATCGGCGAGGCCGGCGGCGAGCGCGTCCTCGCCGAAGTACAGCGCCGCCTCGGTCGCGCGCACGGCGGCGGCATCGAGGCCGCGCATGGCGGCGACGTGCGCGACGAACAGGGCGTAGAGGCGATCGATTTCCGTTTGCAGCGCGTCGGTCGCCTGCGGCGTCAACGGCGCGTGCGGGGTGGCGTCGTTCTTGTGCGCGCCGGCATACAGCGCGGTCACGCTCAGACCGTTCTGCGCGTTGCGCACCGACTGGTCGATGTGCAGCGCGATCACGCCGATCGAGCCGACGCCGCCGGTGGTCGCGAGCGTCACGCGCTGCGCAGCGCAAGCGAGCGCATAGCCGGCGGAGAACGCGCTGTCGCCGGCATGCGCCCACACCGGCTTTCGTGCGCTCGCCTCACGAATGCGTGCGCCCAACTCGAACACGCCGCCGGCTTCACCGCCGGGCGAGTCGATATCGAGCAGAATGCCCGCGACCTCCGGGGCCGCGAGCGCGGCATCCAGATCGGCGGCGATGCGCGTGTAGGACGTGAGGCCCGAGGCGGCATCGAGTCCGATCGCGCGGCGCACGAGCGTGCCGTGGATCGGAATCACGGCGATACCGGGCGCGGTCGGGCCGGGTTCGGGTTCCGCTGCGGCCGGCACGACGACCGGCAACGCCAGTTCGGTCGGCGCCAGTCCGATGCGCGGACCGAGCACGGCGAGGATCGTGTCGAGTTTGGCGCGCGCGATCAGCAGCGGCGTCCCGTAGAGACGGGACGCCAGGTGGACAAGGGAGGTCATCAATTCGCCTGGGAAGCAGGTGTCGCCGCCGCTTGCGCGGGGTGGTCGTAACGGGGATCGGAATCGAAGCGCAGCCCAAGCGCATCGGCGCGGGCGTTGTCAGCGGCGATCTCGCGATCGATGTCTTCGGCGTCGTAGCCGAAGCTGGAGATCGCTTCCGAGCGTGAGAGCAGGCCGCCGCGGATCGCCGCGATCATCGCGTCGAACTCCTTCTTCGGATCGACCCACTGCCAGCCCTGCGCGATCCACTTCACCGCGAGGTATTGGCGACGACGCGCGACGCCGCCGCGCGCGTAGCCGGGCAGCGTCAGCGCGCCTTCGAGCACCGCCTGCGTCATCCACGCGCGCCACAGCGGGCGACACAGTTGATGCACGATCACGCCGTGCTGGATCGCCTCGCAGCGGCGCCGAAATTCCAGTAAGCCCGCGCGGATCGACGAGTAGTTCACCTGCGTGAGATCGCCGGTGAGCATCTCGTAGGTGATCCCCATCGCGGCGGCGACCGCGCGGAACTGCTGGCGCATGAACTCGGCGTAGCTCGAACCGACATCCGCCGGCTGCGAGAACTTCACGTCCTCGCCCGGCTCCAGGAACTGCATCGTCCCCGGCTCCAGGCTTGCCATCGCGACACCCTGCGCATCGGCCTCGCCCTCGCCCAGCAGCGCATCCTCGGGCGCACCGCGGGTGATGAAGCCCGCGAACATCGCCGCGGTCTTCTTGCGCACGAGTTCCGCATCGTCGTACTGGTCGAGTTCGTGCAGCTTCACCAGCGCCCGCGCCAGCCACGGCTCGCCGCGAATCTGACCGGGGCGCAACGGGCGGAACAGGTGCAGGATCTCGTTCGCCGGCACACGCACCGTGTCCAGGCCGCCGTGCGCCGACATCGGCGCGAGCATCCCGTCGCCGGGATGGCTCTTGTACAAGTGATAGGCGACGCGCACGCCGATGCCGTTGAACTCGATGCCGGCGCGGATGACGTTGCCGTTGGGCAGCTCCCGATTCAGCGTCGTCGGCAGGTGCTCGGGTTCGAGTAGTTGCAGCTGCAGGCCGACGCTGAGGCGATCTTCCGGCCGCCGGTAGCGCAACCGCACCAGGCACTCGCCGCCTTCGAGCATCGCTCGGCACGCCAGCGCCTGCAGGCCGTAGAAATCGGTCAGGCCTGCGGCGTCCGCCTCCTCGCACCAGTCGCGCCACAGCGCCTGCACCGCCTCGCGCTGGTCGAGATCGGCGAGCATCGACTGCGGCTTGATCCCGGTACCGATAGCGTTCGCGACGAACGCCTCGACGCCGGTCGCGGCCCAGGCGTTGCGGCGGACCAGATCGCGGCTCTTGGCGCGCAGTTCATCCTGCGCATACGCCAGCGCGGCGACCGCGCCGGGATTGCCGACCTGCCAGAAGCGGGCACGTCGCCCGCCGCCGACGCCGTCGTAGGTGGGTGACGCGCCGAACATCCGGGCGCGCAGCCGCGACCACCAACTCATGCGATCACGTCGCCTTGTCGGTGTTCACGACGACGCGGCGCGGGCGGCGCTTGACGGTGCCGGCGGCGATCGCCTGCTCTTCGAGACCGCGTCGCACGACGCCGATCGCGGCGATCAGGTCGTCGATCGAGCGGTATTCGACGGTGCGATCGCCGAAGGTCACGCGCTGTTCGCCGGTCGCGAGCGCGCGTTCGAGCGCGGCGAGTTGTTCGGGGGTGTAGCTCATGCAACGAATCTCAGCGATGGAGCCAACGGCTCTTGATCACGCGCCGACGATTCGGGCGCGCAGATGTGGAAAGGCCACCGTTGTCGGTGGCCTCCTCGGGTCCGGTGGTGGTGGCGATGGGCGGTGGATCGTTCGTCCTAGCAATGCCGAGCGAGCGTTCCAATTCGCGCCAGTGACGATCCTCGAAACGATCCAGCCCGGCCGCTGCCGCTGCGGCGCGCGCGTACACGTAGCAGTCGAGCGCCTCGTTGCGCTCGCGCAGCTTCTGCCACTCGCGGACCGCATAACCGCTCCGGTCCCGCCGCGTGATCAACTGCTCCGCGCACAACTGCTGCAGGAACTCGGCATCGATCTTCGGCAGGTGGATGAAGCCCGCCGGATACACCGGCGTCAGGCCGTCCTCCGCGACATCGGTGTGCAGGCGCAGATGCTGGTACAGCTCCTGCTTCGCAATACCGACAACCACCGTGTACACCTTCACGCCTCGCCGCAGCTTTTTGCCGGCGACGGTGACGTCCACCGCCGTCGGCGTCCCGATCAGCGCCGCGCCGCGCGCCGCGCCCTTCACCGCCATCACCCGACTGTCGCGGCAGGCGCGCACGAAGGCGTAGACCTCTTGCGTCGCGAAACCGGTATCGATGGCGAAACGCGCCAGCGGCAGTTGCGCCCCGCCCGCGTGGGTCCAGGTCTCGGCGAGCAATGCGCGCAGTTGGGTCCACACCGCGTCGCGCGCGGTATCGCCCATCAGCACGCGATGTTCGACCAACCACGCTTCCTTGCTGCGACCGAACGCCCAGACCGAGACCTCGATGCGGTCTTTCTGCACGTCGGCGCCGCCGACCAGCAGCAGGCTGCCGCGCGGCACGTGGCCGATGCGGTAGTCCTCGCGCCGCTCCAGCAACTGCTGCCAGTCCGGCGCCTCGCCCTCCTCGACCCAGGTCTCGCCGAGTTCGGTGTTCTTGAAGGTCTTGATCGCCGACGCCGAACCCGTCGTCTTGTCGATCGCGCTCTCCCACGCCGCGGCGATCTCGCGCCAGCTGCGCCAGCCCACCGGGCTGTACAGCGACGACAGGTGGAAGCCGGCCGTTCGGCCGTTGCCCGGTGCCGTCGCGCGCCACTGCCCCTGTTCGAGCATCCACGTCTTGTGGTGCTCGACGATGGGCATGTCGCACGACTCGCACATGTAGGCCACCGTCTCCGGTCGCCCGCGATCCCAGCGCAACTGCTCGAACCGCAACCACTGCGCATGTGCGCAGTGCGTGCACGGCACGAAATATCGACGCTGGTCCGACGCCTCGTATTCGCGCTCGATGCTGCTGGCGCCCGCGATGGTCGGCGTCGACACGATGAAGATCTTGCGTCGCGTGAAGGTGCGCGTGCGCGCCTCCGCAAGCGAGATCGCATCGCCTTCGCCCTCGACGTCGAGCGGGTAGCCATCCACTTCGTCGAGAAACAGATACCGCACCGGCATCGAGCGCAGGCCGACCGCACTGTTGGCGCCGGTCATCACCAGCACGCCGCCGCGGAACTCCTTGGCGAGGATGGTGTTGCCCGCATCGCGCGAACGCGCCGGTGCGATCAACGCGGCCAGTACAGGCGACTCTTCGATCAGCGGGTCGATTCGCTGCTTGGAGTTGCGCTTGGCCATCTCCACCGTGGGCCAGACCGCCATCATCGGGCCGGGCGCGCGGTGGATCACGTAGCCGATCCAGCAACTGCCGCACTCCGTACCGCCGACCTGCGCGCCCTTCATCAGCACCACGCGCTCGATCGGCGAGGCGGGCGAGAGGCAATCCATGATCTCGCGCAGGTAGGGCGTGCGCGCGGTGCGCCAGCGTCCGGGCTCGGCCGAGGCCTTGCTCGAGAGCATCCGGTGCTGGTCGGCCCAGGCGGAGACCGACAGCAGCGGATCGGGGGTCAGGCCCTCATGCCAGGCACGCTCGATCTCGTGCGCGCCTTCGTAGTCGAGCATTCGTGAACCTTGTTGCAGTGCGACGTTGGTGACGCTTGGCTTTGGTGGCGAACAGCGCGTTCATGCGGTCCCCGGCCCAACGGCCATCGAGGACACCGCCATGCACGACGCACTGCACACCGATCTGTTGCTCCTTCGCCAGCGCATCGAGTCGCTGTACGACGCCTATCCCGACGACGAGGAGTTTCAGAACGGCCTGAACTTCGCGGTCAGCGGCATCGAGCAGGCGCTGGGCGCGGCCGGCGGTGAACCCGACGACGCCTTGCAAGCGGGCGACAGTCTCGACAGCCTCAACGGCATCGAAAGTTCGCTCGCCGAGATGCACATCCGCCTCGAAACGCGCAGCGACGAGGACAACGACGATCCCGCCCGACACGCGCGCCTTGCGATGGTCGACCACCTGCTCCAGCAGGCCTGCGCGCTGCTCGTGAGCGCCTAATCCACCTTCACTCGCACCTCGCCCAATTCGGCGAGGTGCGCGCGCACCGCCGCTTCCAGCGCCAGATGCATCGCATGCGGATCGACCGCCAGCGTCGCCGCCATCTGCGCCGACACGCGCGCGGGCCAGTTCAGCCACGCATCGCGTTCGTCGCGCGCCAGCTTGAACACATGCGCCACGACCTGCGAACGCTCGACCAGCTCGCCTTTAAGGCGGGCCAATCGCACTTTGTTCGTTTGCGCTTTGACGACCTCGTTGACGGTGCGCGCCTGCAACAGCGACGCACCGCCCGCCGGCAGCGCCGCCGTGCCCGCGTCGCGGCCCGTCTCGCGCCCGATGTCGGCCGCCTCCGGCACCGTCACGCGCGGTGCGCGCGCCTGCGTGCCGCTGCGTGCCGGCGCGGAATTGCGCGCCCACTCCGCATCGGCCTTCGCCGCATCGATGGTGCCGTCGGCCTCCGGTGTGACGCGCCCGGCCCGGATCGCCTTGTGGACCGCGGTGTCGGTAACACCGCGATGGCGCGCATACGCGCGGATCGAAATTCCCATCCGAATGTTTGATTGACGACTTGACTTCGCGCGCGCACAGCGCGCCAGGCGACGGCTTCCCGTCCGTTGGCTTAACGACGCGTGGATCCGCAAATGACCGCTTGGCTTCGGTGGCGAACAGCGCGTTCATCACGTCGCGCCAACCACATCCCGTACAACACGCAAACAGGAGCACCGCAATGAACACCGAAACGACCGCCAAGCCGATCACGCTGAACGACACCCAGACCGCCGTGCTGACCCACGCCATCGACCGCACGCAAGGCAAGGTCGAATGGTTCCCCGACACCATCAAGGGCGGCGCGCGCAAGAAGGTCATCGAAGGCCTCTTCACCCGCGCGATGATCATCGGCAGCAACGGCGACTGGATCGTCACCGACGCCGCCTACGAGGCGCTGGGCCGCGCGCGCCCCGAGCAGACCGCCGCCGAAACGGCGACGCCGGCCGGCAAGCAGGCCGCGAAGGCTGCACGCAAGGCCAAGGCCTCGCCGAAGACCGAAGCCTCCGGTGAAGGCGAACAGGCCACGCCGCGCACCCGCGAGAACAGCAAGCAGGCGCAGGTGATCGCGATGCTCAAGCGCCCCGAGGGTGCCACCATCGCGCAGATCTGCGAAGCGACCGGCTGGCAGGCGCACACGGTGCGCGGCACCTTCGCCGGGGCCTTCAAGAAGAAGCTCGGCCTGACCGTCACCTCCGACAAGGCCGAAGGCGGCGTGCGCGTCTACCGCATCGTCGAGGCCGCGCCGACGGCGTGATGTCGCAGCGCAACGCAGCCTGACGCAATGCCGCGCCGATGCGCGGCATTGCGCCCCGACAATCGCCTTTACGACGCGCCTCGCGAAAGAGCGAAAAACAAGCCGAATAGCGCGAACTTTCGCTTGGCTTCCATCGCGAACAGCGCGTTCATGTCCGCACACACACCACACGACAGACAGCACAGCATGAACACGAATACGGACACCGCCATCCCCGCCACGCAAAACGAAAGCTGGGGCTTCTGGGGCACGATGCGCGGCTACGCCAGCGTCGCGTGGCCGCTCGCGATGACCGCCATCGCCGAGGCCACCGGCGAGTCGCTGGAGGATGTGCGCGCCTTTCTCGACAGCAAGGCCGGACGGCACTTCGCCGATGAAGTCAGCGGCCACCAGTACCACGGTCAGGCGCTGCCCGATGCGATCACGACCACCGTCGCGGCATGGATGCGCATGACCATCAAGCGGCGCACCGCCATCGACTACGGCATCCCGCAGGGATTGCCCTACCTCACCGGCTTCGTGATTCACGCCGCGATCCACGACGAAACCGTCGAGCGCGATTGACCGCGCCTCGACGATCGCCCCCATCACCCCCAACCACTGGAGTTTCCGATGTCCTCCTCGATCGATTTCTACCTCAAGCAACTCGCGCCGCTGGTCGGCGGCACCATCACCGCGCTCGCCCGCAGCGGCGCGAGCGACGATCCCCTCGACGAAGAGTTGTACGGTTTCGTCGTCAAGTGCCGCGACGGCAAGGAACGCACGCTCATCCTGCTCAGCGACGACGAGGGCAACGGCCCCGGCAGCTTCATGTTCAACGAGAACGTATGACCGTGCGGGGGTCGGGCCACGCCCAGCCCCGTTTGCCTATGTAGCATCATCCTTCGGGTAGGCCACGGCGGACTTCCGCCACATCGTCGAATGCGACACCATCGGCCTCGCGCACTGCAGATTCGCCACTCCAGGTCTGCCAGCGGCGCACAATCACGTCGACGTACTTCGGGTCGAGTTCCATCAGCCGCGCGCGTCGGCCGCTCTTGTGCGCGGCGATGAGCGTCGTGCCCGATCCGCCGAAGCTGTCGAGGACCACATCGCCCGGCCGGCTGGAGTTGCGGATGCACCGCTCCACCAACTCCACGGGCTTCATCGTCGGGTGCAGATCGTTGCGCTGCGGCTTCTTGATCTGCCACACGTCGCCCTGGTCGCGATCGCCGCACCAGTGGCGCTGCGCGCCTTCGGGCCAACCGTAAAGAATCGGCTCGAACTGGCGCTGGTAGTCGGCGCGTCCGAGCGTGAAGGTGTTCTTCGCCCAAATCACGAACGTCGACCAGTGACCGCCCGCGGCGCGAAACGCGGCCTGCAACGTATCGAGTTCGCCCGAGGACATGGCGATGTAGATCGCGCCGCGGCAGTGCGCCACGATCGGCGTGAGCGCGGCGAGCAGGAAGTCGTGAAACGCCGCACCGAGATTGTCGTTGAGGATCGGACGCTGGGTGCCGCGCAGCTTGTCCTTCGCGCTGTTGGCGTAGTCGACATTGTAGGGCGGGTCGATGAAGACCATGTCAGCGCGTTCACCGGGCAGCAGACGCACATAGCTCTCCGGATCGGTGGCATCGCCGCACAGCACGCGATGCTCCCCCAGCAGCCACACATCGCCGGGGCGCGACACCACGGCGACCGCCTCTTCAGGCACGTCGTCATCGTCGACCTCGCCGGCCTGGTCGGTCTCCTCGCCCGCCAGCAGCTCGGCGAGCGCGTCCGGATCGAAGCCGGTCAGGTCCAGATCGAACCCGTCGGCCTGCAGTGCCTCCAACTCGGTGCGCAGCATCGCGTCGTCCCAGCCGGCGTTCTCGGCGATGCGGTTGTCCGCAAGCACCAGCGCGCGACGCTGGGTCGGCGAGAGGTGATCGAGCACGACCACCGGCACCGTCTCCAGTCCGAGCTTGCGCGCGGCGGCGAGGCGACCATGACCCGCCACCAGCACGCCATCGGCACCGACGAGACACGGGTTCGTGAACCCGAACTCGACGATGCTGGCGGCGATCTGCGCGACCTGCTCGTCCGAGTGCGTGCGCGCGTTGCGCGCATACGGCAACAGCCGCGCGAGCGGCCAGTGCTCGATCTTCTCCGCGACCCAGCTCATGCCGCCTCCGACGTCGCGCCACGACGTTCGGCCGCGACCGCATCGAAGCACTGGCCGGTCGCTTCGAGCGTGATCGGCACGCCCGGCAGTTGCTGGCGCGCGCGTTCGATGGCGACATCGACGTACTCGGCGGCGATCTCCACCGCGCGACAGACGCGCCCGGTGCGCTCGCAGGCGATCAACGTGCTGCCGCTGCCGCCGAAGGGTTCGTACACCACCTCGCCCGCATCCGAGTACGCCTCGATCACGAACGCCGGCAGCGCGACCGGGAATACCGCCGGATGGTCGATGCCCCGGCCGAGCTTGCCCTTGTGGCGCATGACGCGAATAACAGAATCCGGAATTCGCATGGCCTGTGTCGGCTGGTGTTCGTGCGACCACGCCAGCGCGCCGCCATCCCGACCGCGCAGCGCGGTGGACGAACCATCGGCGCGCAGGTGGATGTCCTGCCCGGCGAATTTGCACGGCACGGTCTTGTTCGCCTTGCGGTTGCTGCGGTTGAAGTGGAAGACGAACTCGAAGCTGGGCGCGAGGCGTCCACGCCAATCGCCCGGCAGGCCCGGCCCCTGGTCCCAGACGTACCAGCCGAACCGCCGCCAGCCCTGCGCGCGCATCCACGCGGTCCAGTCATCCCAGTACGGCTGCACTTCGTTGTCGTCGTGGACGAGACCGAGGTTGACCAGCAACTGCGCGTCGTCGCGCAAGGCATCGTCGGCGGCAGCGAACACGCCGCGCATCAGCGCGTCCCAGTCGCTGATGCCGCTGGCGTAGTCGCGCTGCCGGGCATAGGGCGGCGAGGTGATGCACAGGTGCGCGGTCTCGCCGCGCATCAGCGCCGCGACCACGGCCGGGTCGGCGGCGTCGCCGCAGATCAGGCGGTGCGGTCCGATGATCCAGACATCGCCCGCGCGGGACACCGGCGCCATCGTTGGTACGGGATCGTGGTCCTCGTCACCGTCTTCGTCGCTGTCCTCCGGCGCGTCGGCATCGGCACCTTCGTCGTTCGCCGCTTCCGCAGTACGCAATGCGTGTTCTGTATCGCCACCCACCACGTCGCCGTCTTCCACCAGATCGAGCAGGCGCTCGATCTCGCTGGCGGAGAAGCCGGTCAGGTCCAGGTCGAAGCCGACCTCGGCCAGTTCGGCCAGTTCCAGCACCAGCAGCGCGTCGTCCCACCCCGCGTTGAGTGCGATGCGGTTGTCGTTGATGATCAGCGCGCGCTTCTGTGCCGCGTCCAGGTGCGCCAGTTCGATGACCGGCACGTCGGTCATGCCGAGCCGGCGTGCGGCGAGCAGCCGACCGTGGCCGGCGATCACGCCGTTGTCGCCATCGACCAGGATCGGCGTGGTCCAGCCGAATTCCACGATGCTCGCGGCGATCTGCGCGATCTGCGCATCGCTGTGCGTGCGCGGGTTCTTCGCATAAGGAATCAGCGCCTCGACCCGGCGGGTCTCGACGGTGAGGGCGTGAGGCATCGTGTGCTCGGAAAAAGAAACCCACCGACCAGCGCGTCCGGGAACAGGGGGGACGAACGCGCTGGCCGATGGGCTGGAGAGAGGGGTGCAAACGTGCGAGGCGCAAACCCGGTGTGCAAACCGCAAACGGTGCAAACCTCGGTTTGCAGCTTGACGGTAGCGAGGTTCCGCGGCTCTGCCGCCCGCTGTTGCGGTGCGACAGGGAGGACCCGTAGACCCTGTGGGTCTACAACTGACCTCGTGGGTCGCCATCGCGTCCGAAGCGTTGTGCTTCAGGACGCATGACCACCGTGGCACAAAAGATACCCTGCAATCGGGGGGAGTGTTTCAGCGATTTTCGTGGAGTTTTACGATCCAACGCGCGCGCTTGCGTTCGATTGCGTCACGTCGCGTCATGCTGCGTAATCGCCTCGACGATGCGTGGTGGCTGGCCGTTGAGCTGCACCACGATCAACGTGAGCGCGTGCCGCCAGCGTCGCCAGGCAGTGGGCTTGGAGCAGTGCTGCGCCTCGCAGATCGCACGCCACGGCACGTAGCGGGCGCGCGCCCACACCAGCTTGCGCTGCTCCACGCTCAGCCACTGCAGCCACTGCGTGGTCTCGGCCAGGCGATCGACCGCCGCGGGCGTCGCCGGGAAGCGCAATACGATCCGCTCGTCCGCGTAGCCCTCCCACGACTGGCGCGCGATCTCGGGCCACAGGCTGACGTAGCCGGCCACGCGCGCAGCGGGCAAGCGGTACGACGTCGCTGCGGCTTCGTGGAAGCGGTGCTCGACTTCGTCGAACGTCCACACGGTCATGGCGAACGCTCCTGCGCGATGGCCCAGTGCAGCAGCGCGAGCGCATCCGCTTCGTTGTCGTCGACGGGCGCGTAGCCCCAGGCCCGCACCGCGGCGAGCATCGCGTCCTTGTTCGCATTGCCCTTGCCGGTGGCGTGCTTCTTGATCGTGCCGACAGGCACGCCCTGGTACGGGATCTGGCGTTGCTCGCACCAGGCGGAGAGTTGGCCAAGGAAGCCGCCGTAAGCATGCGCGGCGTCCGTGGACGCATGCCGACGCACTTCCTCGAACGCAAGGTGCTGCAGTCCGCCCGAGAGCGCCTGCAGCTCGTCGAGCCAGCGAACAAAGCGCAGGAAGCGCATGCCGCCGCCCTCGAAGCGTTGCGGCTTGAACGATTGCGTGCCGCTGACGATGCGGCGATCGGGGGTGCGCAGCGCCCAGCCCGTGGTGGTGCCGAGGTCGAGCGCGAGGAGGGTTCTGGTCATTCCGGAGTCCTGTGGGGGATCGGGTCTGACGCAGTCGACTCAGCTTATGGATAACTCCTTACGCGCGCGTACACGCACGTAAAGAGGATAATCATGGACTGTGTCGACTGCGTCAGACGTGGGTGGCGTGGCGGGGAATCAATCGTCGTTGTCGTCGGGGAATCGGCTGCGCTCGGGTCGGGGCTCCGCCTTCAGGCCGATGCCCTGGAAGCCGCGAACGCCCAGGCCGTTGCGCCACTTCTCGACGCCTCGGGCGACCAACTGGTCCGAGAACCGGCGCTGCGAGCCGACGAACTCGCCTGCGGCCTCCGCCCACGCCTTCCAGTCGTTGAACAGTTCGGCCGTCAACGATCGGGCACGTTCGATGCGGACGCAGCGCTCGTCGATCCACCGCCCCAGCGCGTCCTCGGCCTCGAAATACTCCTCGGTCGCCGAGAGCACGCTCGCGGGCGGCTGCAGGCCCGTGCGCTGCCACTGCAGGCAACCGGCCAGCGCCCAGGCGAGAATGCCGTCGCGCTCGGCGAGCAGCTTCTCGGTCAGCTTCGGATCGCGACGTTCGGGCGGGATCGTCACCGTGAACGGGATCAGGTGCATGCGCCGCTTCATCGCTTCGTCGACGTTGCGGATCGCGGGCTTGTGGTTGCCGGCGATGACGAGCTTGAACTGCGGCGTGTACTCGAAGAAGTCCTGCCGCATGAACCGCGCCGAGACCTTGTCGCCGCCGGTGATCGCCTTGACCTTCGATTCGTTCCAGCGCCGGCCCTGCTCGGTCTCGACCGAGGCGACGAAGCGCGCGCCGCGCAGGCCGGCCAGATCGGTCGGATGGCGATCACCGCGCGCCTCCATGAACGTGTCCATCGGCGCGTTGGTCGCGTAGTCGCCGAGGATTGTCGCCAGCGCGGTCACGAACACCGACTTGCCGTTCGCGCCGGTGCCGTAGAGGAAGAACAGCGCGTGCGCGCTGGTCGCGCCGGTGAGGCAGTAGCCGGCCATCCGCTGCAGGTACGCTTGCAGATCCCCGTCGCCGCCGGTCACATCGCCGAGGAACGCGCGCCAGCGGGCGCAGTCGCCGCGCGGCGTCGCCGTAGCGATCCGGGTCATCGCATCCTCGCGCCGATGCGTCGCCAATCGGCCGTTGCGCAGATCGACCACCCCGCCCGGCGTGTTGAGCGCCCAGAGGTTCGCATCCCACTCGTCCGGGATCGAACTGAGTTCGGGCTCCGATCGTGCGATCCGCTCGACCGCGGCGATCGAGGCGGCACTGGCCAGCCGGCGGCTCAACGGCGGCGACTTCGACATCAGCGCCGCCGCGCAGCACATCTCGCGCGCCAGGTGCATGACATACAGGCGCTGGTCGGCGTTCCACCGCGTGCCGGTCCAGGCCAGCCACTTGCCCCACGGTGCGCAGTAGCGCCAGTCCTGGCCGTTGCGCCGGGTGAACGCCCGCGCCAATCCGGCTTCCGAGGTCCAGTCCAGATCCTCGAACAGGCCGTGCCCGGCCGCAGGATCGCCCGCCTGCGCGGTCTGCGTCGCCAGAAGATCGCCCGCATACCGGACCGGCGTGCATGGGCCGACGACCAGGAATCCGGCGACATCGAAGCCCTCGGCGATCGCATCGGCCGCATCCCAGCCTTCGGGTTTGTCTTCCGGCGGATAGAGAATCCGGCAGCCATGCGCGTCCGCGGCCAGAATCGCCTGTGCGGCGCACTCGGCGTACTCCCAGCCGGGCTTGTCCTTGTCGGGCCAGATCACCACCGTCTTGCCGGCCAGCGGCGACCAGTCGGTCTTGTCGACCGGCGCGTTCGCCCCGTGCATCGCGGTGGTCGCGACGATGCCGGCATCGATCAGCGCCTGCGCGCACTTCTCGCCCTCGACCAGGACGACCGTGTCCGCGGCGGCGATGCCCGGCTGGTGGTAGAGCGGACGCGGCTCCGGCGGCGCCATCTTGCGGCGCTTCGCATCCCACGGCCGGAATTCCTTCTTGCCGCCCGGTGGGTCGTAGCGGTACACCACGGCGATCAGTTGGCCGTCGGCGTCGAGGTAATCCCACTTCGCGGTCGCCGGGCCGAGGTCGTCGATCGGCGGCGATTTCTTCGGTTTCGCGATCGGCATCGCCGACGCGCGCCCCAGCAGCCTTCCGGCCTCCTCCAGCACGCGCGGAAACTCGGCGTGTGCATCGATGCGGAAGTGCGCTGCGATCAGATCGAAGATGTCGCCGCCGGTGTTGTTGGCGCGATCGGTCCACAGACCCGCCTTCTCGCCCGTGAGCACCACCTCCAGGCTGTCGCCGGGGCTGCCGAGCGCGTCGCCGATCAGGAACTTGCCCTGCCGCTTTCTGCCGGCGGGGAACAGCGCGGTCAGCACCGATTCCAGGCGGTCGAGCAGTTGCGCGCGGATCTCGTCCCGACCGTCGCGTGGCGCGGCAACCTGCGGGACGTCGTTGAAATCCAGAGACGGATGCGTCACTGCGCGCTCCCCTCGCCGGCCGGCATCGCATCCGCGCGCAGACGCGCGATCCGCTCCACGGCCGCGACCGTCGTGGCACTGGCGAACCAGCGCCGTGCCTGTTCTGTCCGGGCGCGATCAGCGGCTTCACGGCAAATGCCGCGCACCATGTCGAACACGGCGAGCGTGTCGTCCCGGTGCCAGCCTTGATCGGCGCGAACGAACCAGCTTCGCAGGCGCGCGCTGTAGCGGCAGTTGTCGCCGTGCCGACGCACGAAGATCTCGGCGAGCCCTTCGCGACGGTGCCAGTTCACGCCGGTGAAATCCGTGGCCACCGGCTGCGGTGAGACGACGACCATCGCGGTACCGGCCTGTTCCAGTCGCGGCGCGATCACGGCCGCATGGCGATCGCGCCACTGCTCCAGTTCGCTGAGCCGGAACCGGACCAGATGGCCGATGCGATAGTGCGGCACGCCGCGCGCGCTGCGTTCGACCTTGTTGTTGAGCCACTGCATCGGAATGCGCAGCGCCTGGTGCGCGGTGCGCGCGGCGACCATCGGCGCGTTGCAATCGGGAAGGACATCGGGGGTCATGCGGGTCTCCAGCAGCGGTCCTGCCAGGCGCAGAACCGGCACTCGAAGTGGGTGGGATCGGAGAAGCCGCGCGGCAGCAACTCGCCGGCATCGGTGGCGAGCACGATCTGCACCGCACGATCGGACATGCGCTGCGCGAGTTGGCCGTCGAAGGGCACGCGCTCGGCGTACACCTCCATCGTGTCGGCGTTGATCGCGGTGAACAGCGCGGGATTCGCGTGCAGGTCGAGATAGGCCTGATACATCGCGACCTGCGCGGCGTACACCGGCTTGGCGACGGCGAGCTTGTTCTTCTCCAGGTCGCGCCAGGCCTTCGCTCCGAGAAACTTGCACTCCCAGAGCGCCGGGTAGGCGTAGCCCTCGGGGCCGCCAACGAAGACGCCGTCGACGTGTCCCTTGAGCCGACCATCGAGCGCGGCGAAGCCGAACTGCGTGCCGTCGTCCTGGCGCGTGCGCAGATCGAACCCCGCGCCGCACAGCCAGGCGACCATGCTCTCTTCGAGCACGTGACCACGCTCGAAGATCCGCAACATGCGACCGTCGGTGTCGCGGCCGGGATCGACCGGCGCATCCGCGTACTCGTACTGCAGCGCACGCGAGCAGGCCACGCCCAGCCGCGACGCACCGAGGTAGGTGCGCCTGGGCTCGGCCGCGCGCGCCTGCTGCAGGCCGATGTCGATCAGGGCTTCGAGGCGTCCGGACTCGGTCGACGATGAGTTGAAATCCAGCATCGTTCGTCCTCAAAAGGGAATTTCGCTGTCTTCGAAATCGTCCAGCGGCGGCAGTCCGCGCAGCGCGCGCGAGTGCTGGTGCTGCTGACGTTCGTAGGCGTGGATCACCGCATCGATGACGTGCAGCGCCTGCCGCTGCGAGTACTGCGCCAACGGCACGGCGAAGCCGACCGCGTCGGCGGCGTTGCCGAGCGCGAGCAGGCAGGCGCGCTGGGCATCGGGGGACAAGGGCAGAGTCACGGGAACAAGCTCCTCCAGCGCCGCCGGCTCGTGCCGGCGGCGGGTGTCGTAGAGTTGGTGGAAGGCGTCCTGGCAGCGGCGCGAGCAGAAAGCCCAGCGGTGCGGGTAACGCCGTGGATCGGCGGGCGGGTGTCTCAGGTCAAGGTGACCGAACCCGCGCGCCGGTTGGCCGCAGGCCCAGCACCGCACGTGCGCGCCTTACTGCGCCCACGTCGGGCGGCCGGTCGGGGCTGCCGGCCCGGCGTGCGACGTGGCAGGCGCGGCCACACGGGCCGCCGCACCGGCCGCGGGCGGCGCGCCCGGCGGATAGTCGGGCTGGCCGGGTTCCACCGCCTGTTTGATGATGTTCCTCGGATCGCCCCGCCCGTCGCGCTCAACGTCGATCTTCGCGACGAAGGCGATGCCCTCCAGTTCGTGGAAACCCTGGATGCGCCGCGCGGCGGCGGCCTGCGGGGAGTTGTCCTCCGGTCGCACGTTGCGCGCGGAGTTGAGAAGCGCGCGCAGGAAGCTGCGGCCCATGCCGCTCCAGGTCGGTCCCTTCGGACTGTGTAGACCGATGTTCGACCACAGCTTGCGTTTCGCGAACGGGCCTTCGAGCACGACGAACTCGCAGGCGAGGTAGACCGCGCCGGTCTCGTCGCTCTGGGTCGCCCAGCCGCCAGTCCAGCCCTGGCTCGGATCGTTGTAGCCGCCCGGCTTGATCGTCATCCGCACCCAGGCGACGGTGCCCTTGGGGATGACGTCGAAGCTCTGCTGCTGTTCGGCGTCGTTGAAATCGTTCCAGACGGTCATGGAATCTCCTGCGCGGCAACGGCCGGCGCGTGCGAAGGGGTGGTCGTGGTCGCGGGGCGCGTGAAGTCGAGCCGTTCGAGCGCGGGACGCGCGCTGCCGGCGATCTTCTGCATCAGGCGGCCGAGGTGCGGTTCCTCGATCAGGTCCAAGCGACCGGAACGGTCCTTGGCCGGGTAGCCCCACGGGTTGAGGGTGTGGCAGACGAAGGCGCGGTACGCGGTGCCGTCGTCGGCCGCGATCTCGGTCATCGTGACGACTTCATCGACGATGCCCGGCAGTTCGAGGCCGGTCTTGCTGCCGTCGATCTGCAACTGCAGGAGGCGTCGACCGAAGTCGTCGATCTTCTCCTCGAGGATGCCGACGAACCACACGCTCTTGCCGCGGGTGTGCTGCAGGTGGGTGAGCCAGGCGATCATCTCCTGACCCATGAGGCCATAGGCGCCGCGCATGTCCGGCTTGCCGGTCTTGTCGGAATAAGCCTGCGGCTGGCCCTTGCTCCACTGCAGGCACAGCCGACCGGCGACGGTGATCGAGTCGACGAACAACGTGTAGTACTTCGCCAACTGCGCCGAATCGCCGTAGCGCGCGCAGGCGGCGTCGTAATGCGCTTGGCTGTAGGCCTGGTCATCGCGCAGTGCCGGGTTCGGGCCGCCGATGTACACGGCGAGGTCGCGGCACTCGCCCCAGGTGCGCGGGCGCAGGCTATCGCCGGCCCAGTCCTCGACTGCGAGATCGCCCGCCTCCAGATCGAGGAACAGGGTCGAGCTCGCGTCGAGCGTCCACAGTTGCGAGGTCTTGCCGATGCCGGATTTGCCGATCAGCACGCCCTTCACGCCGCGGCGTTCGGACATGCGCTGGTCGGCGCCGATGATGGGAAGCGTCATCTCAGCCCTCCTCTACCGACGTCAGCCGGTACGTCGGCTTGCCGGGCTTGACGGTGCGCGCGGCCTCGAACTGCGAGCGCAACGTCGACGGCCAGTTCTGGAAGCGCGATTCGGAAATGCTGTAGCTCACGTCGATGAATTCCTCGACGGACTCGCCCGCGGCATCGATGCGCTTGGCGATCGTCGCCAGTTGCGCCTGGTCCCAGGTCACGCGCTTGGAGACATCCACGGTGAGGCGCAGATCGCCGTCTGCGACGTGAACGACGCCGAAGTCTTTACCGCCATCGCTGCGCGCGCTGCGGATGCGGTCACCGTAGGTGTGCTCCAGCGCGGCATCGAAGCGGGCCTTGACCTGCTTGAGCCAGTCGCCGGCCTGCTCCAGTTGCCGGGCGAGGACGATCTTCTGTTGGGGGGAGAGTGCCGCCAATTGGGCGACGGATAGTTCAGCGAGTTCCGCCGGTACGAAGGTGAGGTCGGTCATCGTCGTCGTCCTCACGCGAACGCGCGTTCGCCGGTGCCGCGGCGCAGCGCCTGGCGTTCGTAGGCCTCGACGTCCTCGCGCCGGTAACTGACGCGATTGCCGAGCTTCAGGTAGACGGGGCCGATCCCCATCCGGCGCCACTGCTGCAGCGTGCGGTGGGAGATGTCCCAGCGCCGGGCGAGCTGGTTCTCATCGAAGGCGCGAGCGTCGTCGGAGACGCCTTGCGCGGAAGTGCGGTCTTGCAT